GTTCGTAGCGTGGCAGAAGACTTTGGCGAATTCCCGCTTATGCTTCCGAGGTCCGCGATGGTCTGGATACGCGGGATGACTTTCGATGAGTTCTTCCAATGGTGGAGGGTCTTTACCATCCAGAGTATAGACATTGAGCAAATGAAGATCAACGCCACGACGCAGAGCATCTTTAAGCACCCGATCATCAGACTCCCACACCACGACTTGAAGGTCGGCGCGGTCGAGGTCCATGTCGAAGAAGGTGTGGCCGGGATCGGGACCGTACATGGAACGGATATTAGGAAGGGAGAAATCCATTGATCCACGCTTAGCCGCCTTGCCCGCACTCTTTGACTTCTCCGATGGGATTGTCTGAAGATTCCCACCACTGCCAAAGGCGTTCTGGCTGGACGAAAGGCGATACGAGTACGGTGCTGATTTACCACCGGCATCTCCTGCTACGTTGAAGGAACACCGCATCCGTCCGTCCTCGTCCAGCGGCATCATGACGAAGTCGCGGAGGAACTTGTGAAGGGTGCGAATGTCTGCGATTGCGTTGGTGAGGGGGCGGAGGAGGGGCTCGCGGGCCGCGATCTTCGTGAGGGCCTCGTCGTCACAAGTGGGCGACATCTTCGGTCGGCCCTTGATAACCGTGCGCTTGAGGACGGGCGGCTGAGCCAGGTCGTCGTAGAACAGGGCCTGCATCTGCTTCGACGACGCAGGGTTGATTGTGTGACCGAGGACTTGGTAGAGGAATGCCTCGCGGTGGGAGAGTTCCTCTTGAATATCCACGGCCATCTGGGCTCGCACCTCCGGTCGTACGCGGACGCCCCGGATCATGGCTTTGAGGACCGGCCAGAACAGCGCTTGCTGAATCTGTTCGACCTGCGTCAGACCCATGGACTTGATCACCTCGGTGAGCACCTCCCCGACCTCGCGGGTATAGACGCAGTCTTGGAGATTATAATTCCATCGCTTGTCTTCCGAGCCGCCGCCCGCGATCTTCCCCTCGTCCTTCCAGTACTTGTACCAGTCGGCGTAGAGCGAGGCGATGAACCCGAGACCCTTGGGCAGGGCGGCGAACAGGGAGTGCTGACTAATCATCGTATCCTGGCCGCCGCGAGGAATGAAGTGCCAGTGCCGGTACACGTACTGCGCGTCGTAGAGACCGTTCTGCCACCGCACTCGCACGTTTGGGTGAGTGAGGAGGCGGTAGAGGAACCAGACAATCTGCGTCTCTTCTTCCTCACTCCAATAATGCTCGTTCGTCGTGTTGAAGATGAAGGGTATACACAGCCCCTCCGTGCGAGACCAGGACAAGCCAATACAATCAATATGCCCGTTCCGCGTTTCGATGTCGAAGTCCAGCCACGTCTCCCCGGCCTCGACGCGAGGGAGGAGATTGCCGACGAGGATCGAGTGGACGGTCGGGAAGCTCGGGCGAATGACGAACTTCCACTCGGGCTTGTTATCGTAGGTCCGCGTCGTCATGTGACGCTTGACGCGGCGGAGATCATTCAGCACCATCGCGCGTTGGGGCCAGTCACGCAGCACTGCCGCCGGGTGGATGGTGGGGATTACCTTAACTCCATTGTCCGTCAGCAGCTGCGAGCCACGCCACTTCGTAACTCCCCACTCACCCGTTAAGGCCCATAGGGCCAAGTTTCCAAACGCTACGATGATGTTTGGCTGGACCATCTCGATCTCAGCGAGGAGTTCGGTGTAACCTTCCCGTACCTCCTTCGTCACGTAGCGATCGCGAAGGAGGGAATGCTGCGGCCCAATGTCCTTCTTCGCCTTCGCGATAAAGTTATCCAGGTCGTTCCCCGCCGGCCTCACCTTGCAGACGTTGGTGACGTAGCACTCGCTGCGCATAATCCCCGCTTCGTGGAGCATGCGGTTCAGCTCCTGGCCACTCGTGCCAGTGAAGGGAGCGCCGGCCCGCTCGTCCTAATCCGTCGGTATCTCCCCCACCAGCATCACCCGAGTCGGGATCGGGCCCTCCCCGGATATTCTCACAGCCCCAGCTCCGCATCCAGTGACATCTGCGTGCGGAGGTCATTGATCCTCTTCACGCCGATTCCATACGAAACTTGATCCAGTTCCACCCCTGTCGCTCGTACTTTAAGGGCGTGCGCAGCAGGGAATACAGGACCGGTGCCGCAGAAGGGATCGCAGACGGAGTGGCCGGGAAGGCAAGAGCGGCTGAGCAAATCCTGGTACAGTGCCACGGGCTTCTGTGCTCCGTGTCCGAGATTCTCATCAGCCGGATAGTCCAGCACGTCCCCTGCCATCTTGAGGATCGGACGCTTCCCCTTAACGCAATAGAGTATAACTTCATATTTCCGTTGGGGTCCTTGTTCCGGCCAGGGTGCGCGGGCGCCGTGGCGCTTGTACCAGAGGAGGGGCGTGCGGAACACGGCCCAGCCGGCGGCCGCGAACACATCCTTCAACCACGGGAAGAGGTCGATGTCGCAGAAAGCGTAGAGATGGGCCTGGGGCTTGGCGATTCGGAATCCTTCCGTTGCCAGCACGCGGTAGCAGCGTTCTGCCGTTGTTCGATCGTCAACATAGCCGTGAGCTCCCGCAGCAATTCCATTCGAGTCTCCAAACTCGTCCGCTCCCATTCCGTAGGGGGGATCGGTGAGGATACAGTCGAACTGCTCGGACTGGCACGCAAGGAGCCATTCAAGTGCATTTGCATGGACCAGTTGGTGAGCGTCTGCGGTGAAACTTCGTCCAACGGACGCACCAAGCTCCCTGTTTCTGGTAGCGGTCTCGGCGCGCTTGAGGAGCTTGAAGGCTTCGTCCACATTCTTCGCGCCAGAGACGAGAGGGTTGTCCAGATGTTTCGCAACGAGCAGCTCCTTTCGCGTGTTGTCTTGGTAGTAACCGATGTCACGGGAAGTGAGGTCGGCGGCTTGCGGGAAGCGTTCGCGGGCGGTGTCAGCGACTCCGTGCGTAGTGCCCTTCGCGGCGGCTTGACGAGTGCGGAGGTCATGGAGCCGGGTCGTCGCGGCCGCGCGCTCTTGCCAGGTCAGATCCACCCGATGGACGTTTTCTTCGAGTTCCGCTTCCTCCGCCGCAAGCGGGTCGAGGTCGGTGAAGAGAGTGTAGGGGATGTGGCCGAGGGGAACGGGCTCACCTTCGTGCATGAGGATCACGCCCAGGTCGGCCATGTCAGACACTGCGCGCAGCCGCCGCTCGCCCGCGACGAGGAACATTTGACCTCCCTCCTCCCGCAAGACGATGGGATGGAGGAGGCCGCGCCGCCCGAGTCCATCAGCGAACTCGTGGAGCTTGGCGGGGTCGAACAGCTTTCGCTGGCGATTCGGAGATACCTGGATGTCGGTGATGGGTAGGGTTTTCATGAGAGGAAGTGAAAATGCGGAGCCGACCTCCGGTCTCCGCGGGATGGTCAGAACGCCTTGCCGCCTGCCGCCGCACGAGCTTCGAGCTTGTGATCCGGACGCTGCGCATTGTAGGCGAGCTTGGCGACGAGGGCTTCTCCGAGCGGGAGACCGAGACCGCCGGCGAGATCGCAGATACGGATGATCGCATCCGCCAGCTCGACGGAGAAGGAATCGAACTGCGGCAGGTGCTCGTCCGCCCGATCCTTGCGATAGCCTTCCAGTCCCTCGCTCACTTCCGAGTGGACCAAGGCGAGCTTGGTTCCCACCCAGAGCTTGAGGATGTAGGGCTCCGCTTCCCGGATGTCCTTGCCGGCGACCTGCCACCAGCCGGCAGTGTGCGCCCGGCTGTAGCAGATAGAAGTCAGCAGCTGTGTCGCAAGGGCAACTGCTGCCAGTCCAGGTTCACCCTGGGAAGACATTGGCCACCCTTTCCTGCAGCTGTTCCTGGTACATCTCGTGGCGGATCTTCAGCTTCACCATCCGCCCTTGCAGCATGCGCCACGCGAAGGGCTCGCCCGGCTTGTTCATGTCGCAGGCATCGCGGTAAGTCCGTTGCGCCCGGTTCTTCCCCTTGGAATTGTCCATCGCCCCCTGCGGGGTGAGGTCGAGGAAGGCCCGGTCGGTGAGGGTCAGCTCGGGCGGAATGCCGAGGCCCTGGATTTCCGACGGCACCTGCACGCGGAGGGGAACGATCATGGAGACCCAGGGCTGGCCCGCGCGATCACCCTTTTCGATGACGCCGGAGGCCGTCTTGATCTCGCCGATCACTGCGGTGTAGAGGCCGTCCTCGGACGCAGGGTTCTCGACGGGGAGGGGCGGACGCTTCTCGTTGACTTCGGTGGTCTGTGCGTCCAGGAAAACATTGGGATCAAATGGAGAGGTCATGATGAGTCCTTACTTGGCGAGAGGTTTGAGGGAGGAGGGAGCGGGGACCTTGGCAGTGGCCTCGCTTGCGGCAGACACCTGGTAGGGCATCCACGTGCAGTAGGGGCCTTGCTCAGGCAGCGGCGCGTCGGGCAGGAACAACGGCACGTTGCAGGCGTCGAACGGAGTTCCGTCAGAACGGAAGCCGCCGAGATTAACCAGCGTGTCTGAACTGACAAAGCAGATCAACGCCGGCCAAGGTTGCGAATCGCCGTGAGCTGCTGGATAGTACCAGACCACGCGGCCAATGGAAGGTTTCATAGAAAAGTCCTTTTCAGGGTTGAGGAAAGTGGCAGGATTAAACGCTCCTGCCGACGGCGTTTGTTTAAACAGTGTGCGTGCCTTCGACACCGCGCCGCATGCGTTCAAGCGTTCGTTGCTGCAGCCAGTGCTGGGCTTCCTCGATATGGGTCAGTGCGCAGGCGTTCGCCTTGCAGGCATACGGCCCCTTCTGGAAACTGCGCAGCCGGTCGGCCACGATTGCAAGCAAAACTTCATGGGTTACGCCGTTTACGCCGTTTCCGTCAGCGTTGATGGGCCCGTTCTGGAATCGAATGTGCGTCGGAACTGCCGCGCCGCCTTCAATGTCATAGGCGTGATTCGCTCCGCCAGCGCCGGGCTCGTCCACCACTGTTACGGTCAGTGTGTCGTTTGCAGGGTTAACCTTGTGGTCGTCAATGGTTCTCATGTTTACCTTTCGTTGCCGCGCTCAAGGGCGCACGGCTTGCCCGGTCAAAAGGGAATGTCGTCTTCGTCACCGGCGAAGGAGGCAGGTGGACGCGGGCGGAAGCCTGGTTCTGGCGCTGGCTTTGCCCGTTCCTTCGGGTGGTAGCAGCTCAAGAATACCTCGCCGCCGTTGCCGATTGGCAGGCCGGCGGGATTGAACCACGCGTCTAGGACAACGGTAAATCCAGGGCCTTTGGAAGCGTCGTTGTCGGACTGTTTGAGCAGTGCCCCGACCGTGCGATACTTCTTCTTGCCCTCATTGCCGAAGGGAATGGCGGCTACGATGTCCGCGATCTTGCTAGTGCTCATAGATATACCGTCTCGCGGCCCGTGATTTTGACTTGAGTTTGAGGGGAAGCCATTGTTGCAAGACCTGGCGTCCATTCTCCTGTAAGGATTTTCTTTACCCATTCTTGGGTCGCAGCCTGCGTCTTCCCTGCCGGCACTGGGATGCGGACCTGGAGGATCAGGGTAGTGTGCTGGCGGCGGCTCATGGCCCGGTCCTCAGATCATGACTCATCGCGGTCATGCCGCAGCGAGAGCAGGTTACACTCATCATGCAGCCATCCGAGCTTTCCCAGTCCGGGCCGTCCCACTTGTGTTCGCAGGGGCCCTCAGGACACGCGCAGTAGCAAGCATTCGGGTTAAAGGTGGACTGCAGAGTTGAGACTGGCATCTGCATTTCAGCTGCGAGTTTCTGTATGCGCTCCAGCACGTCAGCATTACGCTTCGCGCGCAGTGCCTCGAAATCAGGTGCGTCGGTCATACCCCTGCCCTCTTCTTCCACTTGTCGAAGATCAGCGAGAAGTTCGGTTCGATCTTAGACTTGATGCCGAGGCTTCGCGTCTTGGTATCTACCCCGTAGGCCGCCGTGTCCCAGTAGAATTTATCCGCCTCCCGCGTCGTGTAGATCATCTCGGAGAAGAGGGTTGGAATCTCTGACGCGAGGGCCTTCCCGATCGCCTTGATCATGATCTTCGTCTGCTGCGTCACGCCGTCAGTCTCCCGGTCCACGTGCGCTGTCATGACGAAGGGGCAAGGGATGCCCTGCGTAACAAGGCGGAGGAAGTTCATCAGATTGTTCTGCGCCACGCCGTAGTCGCCAGGGCTGGCCATCGGGCGGGAGCCGATCTGCATC